CAAGTGAACTGGGGCGACTCCGATAGCGCCGCCGACTTCTTTCGGGCTGACAAGGCCCGCACGGCGCTCGACAAGGCGCGTTCGAGCGTGGCGAACATCGAGCGGGCGTCTGCTGCCCCGCTTCCGCCTAGGCGCCCAATGCCAGAGGCGGCGCCCGCTCCCGATCGTGGCGACTTCTATCGAACGATCCCCGGCGCGCAGCCGCCCATGCAGTCTGAGCGGTTCATGCCGATGCCTTCAACACCGTATGGCGCTCTGAACCGGATCGCTCAGCAGCCCGAGAAACCCATGCCTTACATGCGCTGGATGCTGGATAATGGCCAGCAGCGCGACATTAATGACTGGACCCCAGCCGAGGCACTAGGTGCTTGGCGAGCTTCTCAATCCAAGCGGCTAAGAGACCAACAGGGCTACGCGCACGGCGGTTTGGTGACGGGGTATCTGGAGGGCGGACCTTATGAGGAAGCAGCCCCCGTTGCCCTGCCCGAGGCTCCCGCTGATGACACAGTCCAGCTGGGCGAGGCTCGCCCGCTGACGATCCGGCGCGGCCCACTACCTGTCTCAATTGCTCCCCGCCCCGAGACGGGCGAGGATTACGAGGCGAGCGTTGAGCGCCAGGCGCTGAATCGGATGGCAAAGAGGCAGGCTGCTATTGAAGCTGAGGCCGCTCGCCCGCGTGAATTCCTTGAGGATGTCGGACGCAAGTTCACTGAATACACGATGCCGCGTTATGAAGACTATTCGCATTTCATGGATCAGATGACCAAAGCATCGACTGATCTGACCCGATCGGGCAAGGAAGACATGCTGTCTGGCTACGAGTTTTTAGGTGCGGGCAAAAGCGCGCTAGGGACGGTACTGCCGGTGATCGCCCCATTTGGTGCCGCCATTGAGGCGGGGCTGATAAACCCAGCTGGGCGCACGTTTGGGCCTGCGGCTCGCCACGCCGCTGAGGTTATATCGAACCTCACGCCTGGCGGTGGAACGCTCACAACCGGCGCAAAGGTTCTCGCAAGCGTTCCGATTATAGGTAAGGCGGCAAAAGAGGTGGGACCGCTTACCCGCTTGGCCGAGAAGAGTGCCGTGGCCGAGAAGACTGCGGTGGCCGATTCGGCTGAGCTGGCGAAAGAAGCCCCGAAGATTGCAGAGGCCCGCGCCATCACTAGCGAGTTCGAGCTGCCCCGCAGCGCGGATGACATTGGTGCGGCGGCTAAAGAGCAGCAGCCGATCACGGGTGGAAACGAGGATCTTCAGTTCACCAACTTGGAGCGCAATGCCCCAAAGAAGGTGAAGAAGGCGACCCTTACTCCCGACGAGGAGGCGTCCATCCAGTCTATGGCGGAAAGCAACGGCGTCGATGGTGATAAGGCCAAGACAGCGTTTCTCGCCAAGAAGCAGGCCTATCCCGAGTCGGCTGGGTGGGAGCCATTTGAGATTTCAGGTTTCGAACGCGGTTCAGATAAAAAGGTTGTCTTCGATGACGATGGACTGCCCGTTCTGAAGCTGAAGCAGGAAGCTTACGAGTTCCATGGGCCTGAAGGTAATAGGCCGACAGAAGCCACAAACTGGAGCCCGGCTCACGTTGATGACATGGCCAACAAGCTGGTCAAAGAAGTCAAGGCTGTTGCCGATAGGGATGCGAAGGGCGATCCTGCCGCCAAGGTTATCATGTCTGCGCGTGGCTGGTATCGCACGATGCGCGATCGTCTGCGCCAGGAATACGGCGGTTTCGCCGACACAATGGCTGACGTGCTTGGCACTACCAGCGCGCAGACTGGCGTTCGTCAGAACTGGGATAACACCATCGAGGTGCTGTCGCAGTTCTCGCGTGGCGCTTATGACCGCACCCTGACGAAACTTGATGACTTCCTGAAAGCTGGTGGCGAGATGGGTAGCGCCGGAACCAGGAATGGTTCGGGGTACATCAATCGCCACTTGGATGAGGTGAGATCTAGGATGCCCGCAGCCTTGGAAAAGGCGAAAGAGGAAGGCATCACGGATGCCAAGAAACTGGAAAAGCGCGCCAAGGATATCGCCTTCCAAGAGACGCAGCAGGGTGACTTCCCGCTGATCACCAAGGCTGACGGCAAGACGCTGTTTAATGCCAATTCGCCTCCGACGATGCTTGCCTTGCTTGGCAAGTTCCGGGAGCGCAAGGCGGGTGATGCCCCGAAGACGCCTAACTTCACCGGCAACCTGATTGGATATTCCGACAAGGCAACCATCGACGTGTGGGCGGCTCGATTGCTTCGGCGCCTGTCTGGACGCAAGCGCCTGGCGCCAGATGCCGAGCAGGGCGTTGCCGGAACCGTTCTCGAAGGCCCCTTGCCGTCTGGCATTCAGGTTGGTGGCGAGTTCGGGTTCGGGCAGGAGGTCTTCAAAAAGGCTGCTGCCAAGCTGAAGAAAGATCCGAGGTTCCAAGGTCTTGGCGACGACGATCTTCAGGCCATCGCCTGGTTCCTTGAGAAGGAGCGGTGGGGCAAGAACGGCTGGACCACTAAGGCTGGCGAAGGCGGCTCGCTGGAGCTGGAGGCCAATTTCGCCGGAGCAAATGACCGCGAAGCTTTGAAGGAAGCCCGTAGGCTGGCGGAAACTGACCCCACCTTCGGAGCAAGGGTAAAGCTCAAAGAAGAACTTGCGTCCAAGAAAACTATCAAAGCCCGTCAAAAAGCAAACGATATCCTAGAGCAGGATGGTTGGGCTTTGGACTTAACCCATGCCAAGCTCAGGGACACTTTGGCAGAACGCGACGGTATCGACCGCGTAACAGCGTCTGAGCAGGCCAAAGCGTTGGTCAATAAGCTTAAGGCCGCAGAGAAAATTGAGAAGGGCTTTGCCGCTAAGGAAGAACGCCTGAAGACGCTAGAGCAGCGTTCGCAGGAGACACCGGCTGCCGCCCGCGAAGATCTTGAAGGGATGCAGGCGATTGCGCGTAGATGGGTTGCTGGCTGGTCCCCTGACCGCTACGATGCCCGCGCCACGCCTGAGATGTTCACTGAGGGCAACAAGGCCATCTCCGATGTCTTGTCGCCAGACCCTTCTGTCATCATGTACAAGGCAACGCCAAGCCGTGGCAGATACATAGATGAGCAAGGCAATATCTGGGATGAATCCGCATATGACCTTGAATTTGTTACAAGAAAAGATTTTTCTCCTGATGCCACAATGCGTGTTCTGGTTGAACAAGGTAAAAAAAGAAATCAAGAATGCGTTTTCCTATGTGAAACACATTACCCCAAAGAAAATAGCGGGTTAAACCCTGGTCTAGATGTTTATTTCACTAAACAACTAGATGACGCATCTGCTGAAAAGCTGACACAAATGATAAACGACCTTGGCATAGATGCCGGGTTTACATTTGTTACTGACTTTAAGGCAAAAAATCGTGCTTCAGCGGGCAAAAATGTCGGCGAATACGTTGGTCTGCGCCTGCAATATATTCCAGAGTTGGGCAAAAAGGGTGTTGAGGGGATTGAAGCGGCAAGGCAAAGCATTGCGGACGCTATTGAGGCCATCTCTAAGTTTGACGGTGTATCGTCGGCTCGATACACTGAGTATGATACCCAGGTTATCTTTGAAAGGGATTATGATGGCTTCCTCGCGGGAAATGTACCAGATGGCCGTCGAGCGTCATGGGCCGGAGAGCGCGTCGGCAATGGCGTTCAAACATCAGATGGAATCGGAGGCGTACAAGGAAAGGCCTTCGGAGGAGCGTTTCTTCAGCGCCGGGACGAGGGGGCGCGGCCCTTCGCGCAAGGCGGCTCCGTCAGGGGCTACGCCACCGGCGGCCCTGCGGACGACTCGATAGAGGCGCTCTACAACAAGTACACCGGGCGGTCGGCTGATCCCGAGGGCAGGGCCTATTGGCAGTCTCAACTTGCGGGCATGGCGCCTGAAGAGCAAGACGCGGCGTTCTTGAAGGGCGCAAATGCCGCGTATGCGGCGAACGCTGCGGCCCCCGGCCCAGTCAGCGATGCTCAAATCCAGAACCTGTATCAGCAGTACGCAGGTCGGGAAGCGGACCAAGGCGGCCTTGAATACTGGAAGCAGAAGGCCGCAGAGCCGGGCGCCACTTATGCCGGTCTAAGCAATCAGTTCCGGCAGGACGTTGCCAGCGCGGGGAGCCAAGATCAGGTTCAGACCGTGAAGGCTCCCCCGTTTCTTGAGAAGTTTGACTATGAGAACTTCGACAACCCGCTTGATGCCGGGCTCGACTACCTGAAGCGGACGCTGGGCGACAAGGCTGCGGCGGCGCTCTACGGCAACTTCAACACCGAGTCCTACGCCAATCCGCAGCAATTGCAGACGGCTGGAGGCCCCAACGGCAGGCCCCTGTTCGATCGGTTTACCAACATGCCGCTCGGCATGGGGCTGGCTCAGTGGAGCCCTGAGCGTCAAAATAACCTGTACAAGTTCGCGGACAAGTATGGCATGGACCCCAACTCGACCGAGGGACAGCTGCGCTTTGCCGTCAATGAGCTGACCACGAACCCTGACTATTCTAAGTGGCTGAATCGGTTGCAGCAGCCGAATGTAAATGTCGCGGGCGCTACGCAGATCATCGGCAAGCGGTATGAGGCGCCTGCGCGTCTTCAGCAAACGATCGCTGAGCGCAAGGCGGCGGCGGATTTGTTTTCGCGCTACATGAACAAGGGCACGTTGACGCCTGAGGAGCAGGGCAGGATCGCCAGCATCAAGGGCGGCATCAAAGACCCTATGTTCGCGGCCAAGCTGGCTGCGCGCCAGGCGCCGACGCAAGTGGCGACTAAGCCCGCGACAAATAACCAACTGCCGGGCTCGGCTGACATCCTTGGCGACACTGGCTTCAACCCGGTTGTGGACACGTCAGTCAATGACCGGATCATGCAGGATGCTAACGACCGGCAACAGCAACTGATTCAGAACAGCCTGAACTACAACGGCACGGATCCCAACTCGTTGTTCAACAGCTACATGAATTATCCGACTACCAGCTTCAGCAGCGGCGGGGTGCCGGGCGGAATGGGTGGGGCAGATAGTTTCACTGGGCTTAGTTACATGCCCTTGTCTGAGCTGCCTGGGTTTTCGGATTACTCGCCCTACGCCGAGGGTGGTTCGGTTGGCTACGCCGAGGGCGGATCGTTCCAGCCCATGTTTGAGGGCGACAGCGAGACGCTGCAAGCCCGCGCCAAGCAGCTTGCCAAGCAGGCCTATTCTGACCCCAGAAGTCTATCTTCTGAGGATATGAAGGAATGGAACCTCTTGGCTGGCAGATATAATTTGCCTTTCTCCGCTCAGAACCCCATGTCTTATGAGGATGAGATGGAGCAGCGAAACAACGCTTTGGAAAGAAACTTGAGCGCCAAAGAACGTCGTCGCACATACGCACGGGGAGGCGCGGTTGACGCCTATGATCCTGCCGAGATTGATGCGATCGCCGCCCAGATCCGTGGAGCCGCCTGATGCCTGAGACCATGAACGAAGACGACGATCTCCCGAAGGGCGAGACCGTACAGCTTGAAGACGTGGACAATGAGGTCGAGGACACCGAAGACGGTGGCGCCATTCTGCGCATAAAGAATGATCAGGACGAGAAAGTTCATCTTGAGCACTTCGCCAACATTGTTGACGAGGTGGATCCTTCGATGCTGAAGGAAGCCGTCAGCGATCTTATGGACAAGATCGAAAAGGACAAGGAAGCCCGCGAAAAGCGCGACAAGCAGTATGAGGAAGGCCTGCGCCGCACGGGTCTGGGCGATGACGCGCCTGGCGGGGCGCAGTTTACGGGCGCCAACAAGGTCGTCCATCCCATGCTGGTGGAATCGTGCGTGGATTTCTCTGCCCGATTCATGAAAGAGGTCTTCCCGCCCAATGGGCCGGTGAAGAGCAAGGTGCTGGGCGTTCAGGATCACGCCAAGATTGCCAAGGGGCAGCGCAAGGCCGCCTTCATGAACTGGCAGACCACTGAGCAGATGGCCGAGTTCAGGGGCGAGTTAGAGCAGCTCAGCACCCAACTGCCGCTGGGCGGTGGGCAGTACATGAAATTCATGTGGAACCCGCAGTATCGGCGCCCCACCTCTGAATTTATTGCGATCGACGACATCTATCTGCCGTTTGCCGCGACAAATTTCTACACGGCTGAGCGCAAGACCCATGTCCAGTACATCACTGAGATGGAGTATGACCGCCGAGTGAAGGCTGGAATGTATAGGGATGTCGATGTCGGCTCCCCTGATCAGCCCGAGTTCAGCCAAAGCATGAAGGCCAACGATAAAATCGAGGGCCGCACCGACACGGCGTACAATGAAGACGGCCTGCGGACGATTTTTGAGGTTTATACCCACCTCGACTTTGGCGATGGCGTTGAGCCCTACATCATCAGCATCGACAAAAGCAGCGGAAAGGGTATTAGCCTCTACAGAAACTGGGAGCCCGACGACGAGCGCCGCAAGGAGCTGGACTGGATCGTTGAATTCCCGTTCATCCCGTGGCGTGGCGCCTATCCGATCGGTCTGACACACATGATTGGCGGCCTCAGCGGGGCCGCTACAGGCGCATTGCGGGCTTTGCTGGACTCTGCCCACATCCAGAACATCCCGACGCTCCTGAAGCTCAAGGGAGGCCCCGGCGGGCAGTCCCTGAACATCCAGCCAACCGAGGTCGTCGAGATCGAGGGCAGCGGGATGATCGACGACGTTCGCAAA